TAAAATTAATCTGATTATTAGTAATTTTGCTTATAGTATCATGATCAGGATGATCCTCAATATCTTTAGCTATTTCTTCTGCAGCTACTACTTTACGCAATCTAAGGGCTTTTCTTAAAGCTCGTCCTTCCGCTCTTGTTTCTGCTACAGCAACTGGATGGTTTCTGTAAATTTTGTCACAGTTACCCCAGTAAACGTCAGCAGCGCCCGTTACAGACCGACTTTTAATTTCTATGGGTGTTGACTCGTCATTTAAAACATAGTCCATTCTGTACACTACAGTTGCTCTTTTTTCGTTTTCTGGACTAGGAGCCTGAACAACATCAGTATTAATATTAATAATTGTACAATTCAAAATGTTTTCAAAAATACGCCTAAGACCATCTGTGGTAGGATTGCCGCTTATTTTTTCGTCATCAGACAGTTGAGATAAAACATAATCTGTCCAATCTAAACTGCTAATTAGTGGAATACTGTTGCTTGTGTTTGTTTCTGTTGTTTCGGCAGTATCTTTTTTTGCTTTGGCCATAAATCAATCTCCTAAATTTATAATCCTATTATTTGACGATGGAAATTTACTGTGTATTTTATCTAATTCAACTTTAAGTTTTTTATATATGATATCCGCTCTACTTTTAGAGAAATCTCTTTTTTGCTTTATCCTTATTAATACCAATCCTTTACCAATAATGAGTCCACTTTTTTTGTTGTCATATTTTTTATTGCGTTTTAAGGCGTCATCGCCCCACACCGGTTCAAAGTGACTTGGACCATCAACCTCTATCGCTACATTCATTTTAGGAATAAACAGATCAATCTGCAACTTTGTATTTGATAGGTTCTGCTCTTTGTGAAATTCTACAGAGTAGCCGTCTACTACTAGTTTGTTGAACAAGTAGATTTCTAATTTTGACCCAACCTTGCTACTAACTCTAACAGCATCGTTTGCTTTCTTGAGAATGTTAGCTTTTTCATCATCACTTAAATTATTCCAATTTTCTCTCGCTTTATTTTTTCTTTGCTCAAGAATATTATCGTCTAGGTTTTCCCATGCGTTGAGAACGCTCAATCCTATTTTTTGTTTTGTGCTTTCTGATCTGGATTTCCCTTGTGTTGGATGAGAAGTTTTACCAGTAGTTAGAGCATTTTTTTGAGCTTCACTTTTATCTCTGATATTGATTTTAAATTTAATTGCATCTCGTCTTAACTTATTAGAATATGTATCAGAAATTTTGGCTATATCTTGAAAACTTTTTTTATTTTTTTCGTATTGTTCTATAAGAAAATCTTTTTTTTGAGCTTCTGTTAATCCATTATACTTCATATATAGTATCTCCCTCAACATTAAGAAGTGTTGTATTTTGTAATGTGGTTTTAGTAAATCCTGCTTTCATAAGGTCTGAAGCAGACGCTACTAGATACGATGGATACATTAGGCTTTCATAATTTTCTAGATAGTCGTGAATATCACAAAAAATTACATGACCTTGAAAAAATTTAATATAATATGTTGGTAGAGATCCAATATTAGGATCATAAAAAAATATCTCATTATTGCTGAAAATATGAAAATCACAATAATGATTTTTAGTTTTAAAATAACGACACAGCATCTGTATCAATTTTGTGTCTTCAGCTTTATCTGTGTATATCGAGTATGCGTCCATTTGATTTAATCTATAAAGTGGGGTTTAAAAACATATCCATTATCAATAAGTTGATTGAGTATTTCAAAAATAAAATAATTACAATATCGATGATTTTTTAATATATTACGGGTAGCAATAGCGCATCTTTTATTTAGATAATATATATTCTGTAAACTATTGGTAAGGTCAAAATTAAAATTTTCAATATTTCCATCTTTATTGATAACGCAACCAACCGCATCATGGCCAAAAGAGCTACTAACAAAGACACCAGAGTCAGTACTGTTAAATTTTTTAAATATTTTCTTAGTTAAAATTTCATAGCCATCAATAATCAAAACATCATCATTAAATAATTCTTGTACTAAACCCAAACTAAAAACGTGATTATATCTATTATATTTATCATTATAAATTGTTACGATATTCATATTGGAATCACAGATAAAATCCAAAAATTTTTTATTATCAAATCCATATATATAAACTAGATTAATATTGTCAAAAATAGATTTCAGAACGAAGTATTGATTTTCTATAATATTCTGTCTATTAGTAATTTTTATTAGTCCAGCACACCCCTTAGATTTCATTCCTTTTTGGTATTTATCTCCTAATATTATGCAATTCATACGATAATAAAATTACTTTCATCGTCTAGAATATTCTTTTTCTCTACCGCTATAGACCACCTATAAGTAACAGCGCTGAATAATATGGCCGATTTATCTTTATTGGTTATTGCTGTGATTGTATCTAGAGATTCGTGAACAATAGAATTACCCTTCAAAATAATTTTATCAATATCGTCACATGGATTTTTAATACCAAGAATAAACCGATAACCCTTATTAAGATTGCAGCAATTATTCAATATGTCTTCGTGTTGAAGTGTGGTGTCAACCATAGTTTGAATACGCCATTTGCAGTTAAGTTTTGTATTTTCAAAAAAGCTTTTTATTACATCATAAGTAAATAACCCATTATCTGCTTGATACCTTATAAAGACTATCTTTTTGGGTTGTATGCCACACGATTTAATTGATTTTTCTAGGTTGTATAAATCATTTATAGAGAAGTTTTTTAAATCAACCATCATCAGATAATGTAAATGATTTAATTCATTAAATTTTGCAATTTTATTATCTAGTGTGGAATTTTCTAGATCATATTGGGCAAACCACTTATTTTCCCTATATCCTAGGCACTTTCTGTTATTAATAACATAAAATTCCTTATCTTCATCATACGCTTCTAATATAGGAGTATTTTTGTTCTTATACTTGTCAATGTACTTTAAGGCACAATCTGTTTGAGTAATATTTTCATAAATAGCGAAAACACAATTCTTACACGATGTGTGTATACGACTTATTTGTTGTGACATATAAGAAAATCCTCAGCTGTTTCTATTTTTTGTGTACGAATATTTTCACAAGCTATTTTATTATTTAAATGAGCTTCTAAAACCTCAACAACTTTTATATAATCAAGAGTAGTTATCATACCGTTTCGTGCAACAATTCTACTAGATAAATCTCTAATGAGATTTTGTACCAATGAGGTTCTAATAAAATCTGGTTCATTTAGCACATTTATGCATATATATTCTATAAATTCTTTTGGATTAAGATTTGGTGGAACTTTAATATTGGTGTGATTTGTGGAAGATATTTTATCGTCTGTCCAAGATTTTTTATTAGTAATATCTATACTTTGAAAACATTCATCCCAAACAGCATAAACATTATCCCATGTGTATTTATCTACACACGTTTCTCTGGCTTTGCGTCCCCAGGTTATTTTTTCTTCATCTGTCAAGTTATTAAAAAAATCATATATAAAATTTGTTATAAATAAATTATCCGGATATGCTCTATCAGCATTTGTTTCTAATTCTCGAAACATTCTCTGTACAGGTATTTTAACTCCATGTAAATTTTCTACTATTTCTGACATGGCACTATAATCAACACTAGCCATCGGAACTCCACACGATGCTGCTTCTAGTTGTGGCATACCAAAACCTTCGGCTATAGCATTTTGTAAAAATACATCAAATAGATTATATATTTTATTTAGATCATTAGTACCAAGACTTGCTGCTACACTAGGAAAAGTAGCTGATATATTTCTACATTTAGGACAGGCAGATATAGAGTTTCTGAATTTAGAAGGAAACCAATGTTTACAATTTCTACAAACATAAGTAAAATATACTTTATCTAATAAATTATATTCTAATAGAATAGCTGGAAAATCCCAACCATTTTCTTCTGGATAGGATGTATGACAGTATAGGAAAGATTTATTATACTGATCTAAATTATTATCTTCTTTTAATCTATTTAGATATTTTCTAAAAATTAACATATTATCAGCAAATAGTTTGCGTTTTTGATTACGCATAACACATCCAACTATATTATAGTCATTACCAAATATGTCTATTTTGTGTTGTCTTTTATTTTCTATAGGAAAAAATTCATTAGGATTTATTCCAGCATTTGCTGTTTTAGGGAAAAGATTAATGTTTTTTCCACAAGCCTCGGATAGAACCTTTTTAGCCCATTCAGTATAAGGTATCACAACGTCCGCATTACAAAACGTATGTAACCATTCTATTTTTTGCGGAGCAGAATCGACCATTGGCATTTGTACCCAAGAGAAATATTTTCTATATGGACTAGTATCCTGGTAGGCATACATCCAGTAGTCTGTCCACGTACAAACAATATGCGGTTTAAAGTGCGCACATACTCTGTTAAACCTCCAGCCGCCAAATTGGTTTGTTCCATTGGACTTGTAGGCTTCGTACCTTGAATCTGTATGGTCTACAGCATTTGGATAAAATGTCCAAGGTATATTTTGAATTTCTTGGTTATTTATAGTCGCGTAGCAACCAAGTTCTGCTACTTCATATTTTCCAGAATTGTGGAGTCTAGATAAAATTTCTTTAGCATATATTCCGTATCCACTAGCTAAAAAACTAGCATCTGTGGCTACCAAAATTCTTTTTTTCATAAAATGCGCCTAACTGAAGTAAGTGGCAGGATACCCACATCTCTATGAGTATCCTGCCGCTACGAACCACACTGTTTATATCAGAATGCTACTGTCTCTTCCGCTGAAGCATCCGACTTTTCTGATTTCTTAGTTCTTAGGATTTTAGCAAAATTATTTACTCTAACCTTAAGAGTACTATGCTTTACTCCATCCTTTTCCCAACTATCATTACGAAGACTGCCTTCTACCATAACAAGGTCGCCCTTCTTAAATGCAGACCCTATAGCATCGGCTCCGCTGTCCCAGGCTTCGCACTGGATAAACGACGTTACCTTATCCTGAGTTCCATTAGCTCGTGTGAATTCACGAGATGTTGCGATAGTAAAATTAACTACAGATGTTTGCTTGTCTCCAATACTTACAACGCGTAATTCTGGATCACGAGCAAGGTTACCCCTCAACATTACAATATTCATAAAATTCTCCTTAAAAATAAAAACCAATGTACCAACGTACACAGTATAGTAAGATCCCATCAGGATGTGTCAAGTTTTGGCAATATATGCCTTTTCTACTATTAATCCATCCCCGGTTCTTGATCTGGTGCCAACAACTATAATAATATTACCATCAAATAGTATATTTTTATATGTTTTGTATTGCTCAGGAAAAAATATAACACTATCGATGGAACCAGTTTGATCTGTTAAATTAACAAAACACATATCTGCACCTTTTAATTTACCAGTTTTAGTCTTGGTGACATTAATAAAAGCAATTTCTCCACCGATAATAATATTATCTTTTGTTGAATTATTTTTAAAATCTCTACAAGTACTGTTTGTCATACTAATATCGTACATATCAATTTTTGAACACGAAATAGAGCAGCCCAATGCTGCGTCTTCGGCATCGGCAATCCATTCGGGACTATCCTCTACAGAATATGGTGGATTATTCAATAGGTGCTTAGAGTCCTCTATAATTTTTTTTCGATTCTTGTTGGATTTGCCATTAATCAATAGATAATCTAAAGCATCATCCAATTTAGTAAAATTATCAATATGACCAACTATAAACTCTGCTTCTTTTTTTGTTAGTTCTGATGCTATATTATATTCAAACAACATAGAACTGCGAGTTTTGGGAATAAAACTAGTAGCTCCACTTTCTATCAAAGCCTTTGCTGCTGTGCTGTTAATGTTTAATAGTATTTGAAATAATAGTCTTAACCAATTAATTTTATCTAAATCTATATGTTTTGTGTCTATAATAGAAATCAATTTATTAAATACAGAATCTCCAACTCCTTTAATATCTGTTAGGCCGAAATATATCTTATCATTTTTTAGAATAAAATATCTATTCAAGTTTCTAATATCTGGAGTATGGATTGTTATATCCATTTCATTGGCATTTTGTACGAGAGCTTTAATTTCATCTTGTGGATCGATTTTATCCTTAGCAAATCTCAAATATGCCGCAAAAAATATTTTCGGGAAGTGTGCTTTAGCATACGCCGATAAATAAGCGTTCATAGCATAACTAACAGCATGACTTTTGTTAAATGAGTATCTTTGACTTTTTTCTATCCATCCGAAGATTTGTTCTGCTTCGTACTCATTCACAATCTTTTTTGCTTTACACCCATCAATAAATTTTGATTTAACAGCAGCCATTTTATCGGCTAGTTTTTTACCAATAGCTTTTCTTAATTCGTCAGCTTGCTGCAAATCGAATCCGGCAATATCCTTGGCAATCTCCATCGCCTGTTCCTGATATATTAACTCACCTAAAGTGGGAGACAATATGGGTTCTAATGCACTATGGAAATAATTAATACTTTCTTGTGCATTTTTTCTATCTATATAATGATTTGTTACGCTTTTCCCGTCACGAATAGCCTCTAAGCATCCTGGTCTCAAAATACTAATAAGAGCAGAAAGCTGTTCCATATTTTCTGGTTTAAGTTTTTTTGCAATAGACCTACCTAATCTTGACTCTAATTGGAAAACCCCCTTTGTGTTTCCGTCACCAATTAGATCCCATGTTTTGTGACACTCTAGATTAATATTTTCAACATTAGGATCAAATGAAATTTCTTTACGACCAGCTTCGTCAGAAAAGTCAAAAGAACAACCGCAAGAATACTTAAATTGTTTCATACTAAAGTAGCTTCATTCCTAAAAGCATTTTTAAATTTAATTTTTTCCGATAGCGTTCTATGAAGTTTCAAGAAACGTATCATAAGATTTGCTGTATCCTTAACATCTTTTAAAGCATCGTGAGCATTTGTTTTGTCTATACCAAAATACTCTCTAATTGTGTCAAGACTCAAACTTTTTACATCGTTGTTACTTTCAAACCAATAATAAACAAGATTAATAACATCTAGAACATCTCTAGGATAAAACAAATCTGTTTTACCTTCCTTGTTAATATTCTTGTATTTATTGCTTAATCTATCAACAATAACAAGATCAAATCTATTTATGTTGTAGCCAGCAGCAATAGGAGCACTAAATTGACTTTTTTTAGTTGTTCTTGTATGATATTTATCTAAATAGTCAACAAACATTGTCCATGCTTGATTTTGTTTTGGATACTGTTTCCAAGCATTGAGTATATCGTCTTTTGAACACGATCTAACTTTAGCATGAAAATCTAATATATCGGTTGTATATACATAGTTTTCATTTTCTTCAATAACCTCTGGTTTAAAATTCATATTGAATTCTGATCCTTTAATAATTTCTAAATTAATAGGATCAACCATAATAGCAGCTATCTGGACCGGACTACATACCCTTGGATCGGATCCGTCCGTCTCCATATCAAAAACACAAATTTTATTTTTATTGATCATCTACTACCACTTCGTCTAAAGGTTTTACCTGAATTTTTTGTTGGGCATTATCAACACCACAAGCGTTGATACTTCTGCAACAACTTACTCTTTTTTCTTCTGTCTTTTTGTATTTAACTCCATTCAAAGTAAATTCATCATTAACAGCTAGATCTTTAAATTGTTTTGTAGCCATAAATCATATTCCTTGTTTAAGTAAATTTGCTATACTCATAACCTTATCCAACAAGGCTATACCTAGTATATCAAATTTTATTACCCCAATAGCCTCTAAATCTTGCATTTCCATTCCCGCTATTGATTGATCGTTTTTTCCATCATAAACCATCGGACATATTTCATGAAGAGGAATAGAACTCATCGCTATTCCAGCGGCGTGTTTTGACTGATTTGTTTTTGTTCCTTCTAATCTAATAGCCTGTTCAAATCTTTTGGCAAGCGGACCCTGTAATTCATTGTTTTCGTCTACATAACACCACTCTTTGAGTTGCTCAGAATGGTTTTCTAACGCCCAACGAATAATAGATGCTTCTCCAGTTTCTTCTTTCATTTCTTGTAATTCATCCGAAATTTTGGCTTCGTCAGGAATATGCTTTGTGATTTTATTCATTTCTTCGAATGTAATATTACCATATACTCTTAATACATCCTTAAGAGCACCTCTGCCTTTCATAGTATTAAATGTAATCATTTGAGAAACGTTTTCTTGACCATATTTGTTTTTGATATAAGCAATAACATCTTCGCGTTTTAAAATTGGTACGTCAACATCAATATCTGGCAAAGATACCCTATCTTTTGTGTTACGACCAGCAGAATAAAATCTTTCAAAAATTAAATTATATGACAACGGATCAATGCTTGTTATACCAATAAGATATGAAACTAAACACCCTGCTGCTGAACCTCGTCCTGGCCCAGCCAACCAATTATTTTGTTTAACAAAATTTACAATGTCTTGAACTATCAAAAAGTAACTACTTAAACCAGCCCCTTGTAAAACCTCTAATTCTTGCTTAATCCTTTCAACATATGATGGTTGTTGATCCACAGGAACTTTTGGTGCAATTTTTTCTCTCCAGCCTTTTCTGCATAATTCTCTTAAATATTCATCAGGATTCAAATTATTTGGACATGAATAAGTAGGCAGATTTGGTTTGCTTAAAATATCATAATCTTCTATCATAGATGCTACATAATTTGTATTATCGATTTCTTCTTGCGTATGAAGCTCTTTCATTTCATCATAAGATAATATATGATAATTATCTGACAAAAAGAAACACCCTAATGGAACATCTTCATTATTGCTGATTTTTCTACTTATTTCTGGAAAGGTTGTTTTTAAATTATTACATAATAAGACTCTTTGATCTACAGCATCTTCTTTTCTGCAATAATGTGCATCTGGAGTGCAAATAACTTTTGTATCTGTTGACTTACCCAAATATCTTATGCAGTCTGTTAGCTGTGTTTGAATGGTAAGATTTTTATGATCCATTAATTGGGCTTCTAAAAAGACATTTTCTTTACCAAAGATTTTATGAATTTTTTCAATAGTCTCTTTGCCACGCTCTTTCCAATCTTGTCTTATCGTTGTATAGTTATCTATTAGGGCATCTGCTAGTGTTGATCCTAAGTGACCAATAATAGCAATTAAATTACCATCTATAAATTTAGATAATGTTTTAAGATCTAGTCTTGGCTTATGATAAAAGTGCTCGGCCCTATTGGATTCTGAAACTAACTTGATAAGCTGTTTCCATCCTTTATAATTCTTTGCCAAAACGATAAAATGGCTTAGATCTTTATTTTCTTTAGTTTTATTTTTAGGATCATCAGCACAGATATATAATTCACACCCTAGAATGGGTTTGATCCCAGCTTTTTTCATCTCGCTATAAAATTTCACAGATCCGGCTATATTTCCGTGGTCTGTTAATGCGCAATTTTTTACACCTATTTCTTTACAACGCTCTGCAATTTGAGAGGGTTTGCTTAGACCATCCAATAAAGAATAAGTAGAGTGACAATGTAGAACAGAATAACTCATTCAACGCTTCCAGGTGCTTTGTACTTACCAACAGTATAGCCTGTGGATGTGTATTCGTCAACCACAGAGTTTATACCTTTTAGTTCGATATCATGTTTTATCTGTTCGCACTTGGTCATGTAATTACCTTTTGAGCAAACCTGACCGTCTCTGTATTCAAGTATTGGTAATATGTTAGAATTTTCAAAAGTTGTTTTACCAAAGTGGCACAACTTATTGCATTTCCATGATTTATTAAGAATGGGTTTTTTACACTTTTTAATAGTTTCAAATTTCTTTCTAAGAATATCTTCAGTATCTGGTAAGTCAGTTTTGTCAAAACATATACTGAATGCCCCACCATCATTAATAAAATTGATCGTAGCCATTATATGATCATATTCAGGATACAACTTGCTCATTGCATAATGATATATTTTTAATTGTGGATCTTTATATAATTTGGCTAAAGTTTTTTCTTGCCCAGTTGCCCAATCTAATCTTCTTCCAGTTTTCCAATCCACCATTTCTAGTGTGGAATCATTAACCTTAGTAATAAGATCAATGGTTCCTTTTATGGCCAAATTTCCCTCTAATATTCCATCTTTAGTTTCATATTTATAGTAAGCCCATGGCTTATCGATCATAATATCAAAATGTTGCTCTGGTTGGACTATTTCTCTGGAGCGTGGATCAAACGCCCCATTGTGGTCTGTTATCGCTTTATGCACCCAGGCGTGGCAATCTTTATAATCTTTGATTTCCCACTCGTGGTGTTTAAACTGGGCGATATAGTATTTGTATACTTTTTCAATTATAGTATTCAAATTATAAGATTTGACATTAATTGGTCCTAAAATATCATCAATATATTCTGGTTCATTATTTTGTTGTGATAATTTTATTCCGGCTAAAATTTCTAATACTTTATGACAAATAGTTCCTTTGTCAGCCTTTTTGTTTGATGGACTACGCCAGCCAAGCACATACTCCAAAAAATATTGCTGTTCACACATTGAATGTGTGCCATATGAACTGCTTCTAATATATGTAATAATTATGATAGCACCTTTTTATCTTTTAGAAAATTATATATGATTTGATTTTGTTCGTCAATAGAAATATTACAATTATCAATGACAAGATCAAAATTATTCTCATTATAATTTATTGGATCTAATGCTGTTTCACTAGCGTGTGTTGAGTCGAAAGGATTTCTTTTTAATTTAATTACTAATCCACCAGCTTTTTTGACAACATCAACCTCATTAGGAAATCTACAATCGGCTATGATAGCTAATGGCGGCTGTTCTAAATTAATTTTATTTATTGTTGCACCGGCCCAAACATCGTGTTTCATTTTTCTGAATAAATCAGTTCCAACAAATTGCATAACTTCTCTGGCCGTTAATCGCTGGCCTTCCCACACAATGTCTGTAAGAGTATTTTTGTCGATATCCTCTCCATAACATTGTTCATATGTTAGTCCTAATATATTCATGCAAATATCCTTTTTTAAAGGGTCTGCAAAATTATATATTTTAGCAATATTAACATTATTTATTGTTTCAAATAGTCTTTTATATAGTTGATTATTGAATTTGGTTTTTACATATTCCGAACACGTTGTTTTTCCAGACTGTTTGCGTCCTGCAAATGCTATTATCTTGGTCATATAATGCTTTCTATATAATCATATATCTGAGTTTTGATTTCTTCTGGAGTCATTTCTCCAACATCATTTTTTGTTATTTGTGGAATAAATACTCTATAAGTATTTTGACACTTACTTTTAATCTGTTCGGATGCTTTCTTGCCAGCATCATCATTATCTGTAAGTATGATAAGATTCATACAGCCAGAAGAATCTAATAAAATCTTTTGTCTATCACTTAGCGAAGAACCAAATATAGCAACACTATTGTGTATTCCGTTTTCTTCTAAACGCCATACGTTGCCAGGACTTTCAACTATTATTGCTGTGTGTGTTTTAAGTATATGGTCTTTAGCAAACCAAAAGTTGTATAAATAATTTTGACTCTTGAAATCTGCGCTATGTTTCCATTTTGAGAATATCCATCGCTTATCCTCTTCTGGACAATCTTTACTATTATCATGATAAGATGAACACTTTGCACATTTTTCAAAAATACTTCGCCCAGTACATCCTACCATATACTTATAATCGTTGTCATATATAGGAACAACAACTCTATTATACATAGGTTTATCAGGATTCGAACATAATCCAACATCATATTTATTTAAAATATCTGATGTATAATTTCTATCAATATAATATTGTGCGGGTATTTGGATGCTTCTAACGATTTGATGTCGGCTGATTTTTTGTACAACATCTTGTTCTGGTTTATTAATATAATTAACTAGATTAGCAAAGTTCTTTTTATCTCTATCAACTCTAGATATTTTGATCTTACTAAAGTCCTTTTTTAAGAACTTGGTAGCATAATCTAGAGCTTCTTGAAAAGAACATCCTTGATCGCCATCTTTTGTCCAACCATATTTTCTATTAGAAATGATTCCTCTAATAAAACCAATTATAGATGGCTTAAAAATCTTTTCACAATTATGTGTGCGACATACCCAGTTGCCTCTATAATTTTCGCCTTCTGGATATATATTTAATGCTCCAAAGTTATCTCCATCATGAATGGGACAACTCATGTTTATTAACTTATAGTTCATTTTATATTCAAGCTCAAAACTATCTAGCAATTGTTCTATGTTATCACATAGTTCATCGCAGACTATTTTCAGCTTATCTTGATCAAACGAACGGTATTTCTTCATCGTTGTGTTCATCAACTATAAATCCTTCATCACTATTATTATGGTTTAAAAGTTCCAATCTGGTTTTACCTTCTGTAATTTTGGCACACCAACCTTTCATGTGACAATTAATATAATCATTGTCATCTAGTCCTCCACCGTGGCGACTTACTAATGGTAATAATTTACGATTACCGTTTTTAGATCCATCTTCTGCTATTTCCTCGTCTGTTTTACGTTTAAAAATAGTGAAATTACTACATAACCATATGATTCTATCCGATCCGCTTGCTGTGTCTGTACTTTCTTTAGTGATACCATCACGATTTAATTGGACAAAAGCCAGTATTGGAATTTGATATCTAACAGCAAAATTGTGTAATGCTGTCATCATGAATCCTAATACCTGATATTCTTTCATATCTTGACTAATGCCAGTACTATCCATAAGCTTAATATAGTCATATACTATCAAACAAGGCTTGGCTGTTCCATCATCATTAAGTCCTACTTCTTTAACTAACCATCTTCTCATTAGCGCTAATTGTTCTTCAAAAGATTTACCAGCTATAGTTTTATAAAACAGTGGGGTCTCTTTTAGATCTGATGAGGCTTTATGTAGTTTTTCATTTTGATCTGGTAAACTTGCAAATTTACCAGTTTCTATAGACGATATTTCTGTTTCTGTCATCATAGCCAAAACTCTATTAAGATGGTCCTTAACATTCATTTCAGTATCCATATTCAACACTGGAATTTTATGTTTATTAGCTATATGAAATCCTATATTATCTGCTAATAAGGTTTTTCCCGTCTTGGGTCTTGCGGCAATAACATTAACCGTTCCTTTTCTGAAGCCTCCACCAATTGCTTGGTCATAAACCGGGAAGCCTGTAGGAATACCAACTTGATCAATAGGGTTATTTACAAGATCATCCAAATAAGCATCAACATCTTTGCCAATATGAATAGGATTATTATCTGTATCATTTAATAGAGAGGAGAAGTTAAAAACAGTATCTTCTGCAATCCCCAATATGGATGTTATAGACTCACTACCATTAATTTCTAATAATTTATCTTGTGCTAATTCTAATTGAGTGCGTAGTAATCTGGCTATTTCTAGCTTGCGAATTTTTGCTGCAAATTTTCTAACATTTTCAAGACTTACTGGAAAATCTATAATGGCCTTTAGATGTTGTGCTTCTTCTTTTTTGGATAATAAATGTGAGACAGAGAGTTCCTGTGCCACAGAATAGATAGAAGCAATATCTATCTTTGGTTTGTTCTCATTCTCACACAATCTTTTTAAGCATTTAAAGATTATGGAATTGCTATCAATACTAAATGTAGACTCTTGAATTATATCGGCAATATCTAAATACGCCTCTTCACCATAAATACATATTCCGGCTAGGACTGCTCTTTCAGATGCTGGATCACACAAAATCATAATTTTTCAACCTGGGGATGCTGCACACTTATTACATTTATATCTGTTCTTTGAATCGAGCAAGGCGGGATTTACTGTGTCGTTTTTACCGCATACTCGACATACAACATCCACTTCCTGATATGTTCTATTTCTTTGAGTTGGTGGAAATTTTCTTAGCTTACGATCAATTTCTATATCTTCCTGATGCATAGATGATTCACGCATCGAGAGAAATTTATTAGGGATCTTTTCTCTAGACTTTACAGATATTTTTTTAGAATTAGTTTTAATTGATGAGACTT